TCCTATATCTCTAAGTGGATTAACATTCGATGTTTCAGAAACTGACATAGACTACTTTACAGCAGAGGTATCTTTCAGGTATACTATATACGAGCTCAATGATATGCTTGGCAAAGAACTTTAATTAAATAATCTTTATTATGGATCTTGATAAGATTCAGGAGATGTGGGAGAAAGACGCTCGCATAGATCCTGATAATTTACATGATGAATCATTAAAAATTCCTCAACTACACTCAAAGTATTATACTCTTTATAATACGATTACTTTGATGCGAGAAAAAGCAAGAACAACTCAGAACGAAATAAGTTTAGATAGATACAGATATTATACTGGTAAAGCACCTGCAGAAGTTTATGCAGAAGAACCGTTTCCATACAAGATTAGAGAGAAAGAAGCACTGCAGAAGTATATGGAAGCAGATGAGAGACTAGCAAAGATAAATCTTAAGGTAAAATACTATGATACTACTCTAAAGTTCTTAGAAGAGATTATAAGGGCAGTGTCGAACCGTACATATCAAATAAAAAATGCCATTGAATGGCAGAAATTTCAGTCTGGATTTAATTGATAAATAGACCAGATGTGGAGATATTATGTCTCATTTGGTTATTTCCAAGAAGAATGAAGTATATTTAAATATTGAGGCAGAACCTCATGTTTATTATGAATTAGCAGATCAGTTTACTTTTGAAGTACCTGGTGCACAGTTTTCTCCTGCATATAAAAATAAGTATTGGGATGGAAAGATAAGGTTATTTAATACACAAACGAAGCAAATATATGTTGGACTATTAGATAGAGTAATACAATTTTGTAAAGATCATAATTATACTTATGCTTTTCAACCAAGCAAGTTCTATGGACTGCCCTTTGAAGTGAATGAGCAGATCTCATTAGAAGGTGTTAAAGACTATATGAATGCTATTTGCAAGTATTCTCCGCGTTCTTACCAAGTAGAGGGAGTATACGACGCTCTAAGGCATAATAGAAAGTTGTTGATATCCCCAACTGCATCGGGAAAGTCTCTGATGATATATTCGATTGTTCGATATTTTGTTGAACGCAAGCAAAATACTCTGATAGTCGTTCCGACGACTTCCCTAGTAGAACAGATGTATAAAGATTTTGCAGACTATGGCTGGGACGTAGGTTCATTTTGTCACAAGATATACGCAGGTAAAGAAAGAGAGACAGACTCTCAAGTCATTATTACTACTTGGCAATCAATTTACAAACTCCCCAGAAAGTATTTTGAGAGATTCTCTGTGGTAATTGGGGATGAAGCTCACCAGTTTAAATCAAAATCATTAATATCTATAATGACAAAACTTGCTGATGCCAAATTTCGTTACGGTTTCACAGGAACTCTTGATGGAACGCAAACACACAAATGGGTTTTAGAGGGTTTATTTGGTCCTTCATACAAAATTATTAAGACAGATGAACTCATGAAGAAAGGACACGTTGCTACATTAGATATCAATGTGCTTCTATTGAAACACCCACCGAATAAATTTGAGACTTTTGAAGATGAAATACAGTATATAATTAACCACGATAGAAGAAACAAGTTTATCCGTAACTTAGCACTGGATTTAAAGGGTAATACTTTAATATTATTTGCAAGAGTAGAAGGACACGGAGAACCCTTATATAATTTAATAAATAGTAATAGTCTAGAGCAACGTCATGTCTTCTTTGTTCATGGCGGTGTAGATACAGAAGATCGGGAAAAAGTCCGTTCTATTACAGAAAATGAAAATAATGCTATAATAGTAGCATCATACGGAACATTTAGTACAGGTATCAACATTAAAAATTTGCATAATGTCATTTTTGCTTCTCCTTCCAAATCACGAATACGGAATTTACAATCAATTGGTAGGATTCTTAGAAAGGGGAACAACAAGACCAAAGCAACTCTATATGATATCGCTGACGACATTTCCTTCAAATCCAGGAAAAATTACACACTTAATCACTTGATTGAAAGGATTAAGATTTACAACGAAGAAAAATTTAATTATGACATTGTCAACATACCTTTAAAAAAATAATGGGCGAAGAGTTTTACTGCATATTAAAATTAGTTTCTGGAGAAGAAATCCTCTCATTGATTACTATTGATGAGTCAGGAGATGAACCTATCATTGTTGCACAAAGTCCTGTAATAATGAAGGTACAGTATGGTGCAGAAGGAACTTCTTATATTAAAGTAAAATCATGGATGGATTTATCAGATGAAGATATATTTGTAATCAAACCAGACAAAGTCATTACTATGACTGAAACTAAAGATCAAAAGTTAATTGATATATACAATGATTTTATAAAAGATGAAGAGCAGGATATTTTTACTCCTCCTGGAAGAACTAAAGTAACTAATGAAATGGGATTAATCGGAAAAGTGTCCGACGCTCGAATAAAATTAGAAAATATCTATAATATGAAAAAACTTCCTCCTACTTCAGATCCTAAAGAACCTGAATAATATAGCTATTATTACCCTTGAACCTCTACAAAGGTTATTGTACATGGTTTTAAGCACCTTGTCAAGTCATTGATTTTGTGATACAATAAATTCAGTAAGGGAGATAGCAATGCTATGCCAAAGAAAAAGTCGGAGCACTACGTTAACAATAAAGAGTTTTTAGAAGCACTAATTGTTTATAGGGAAAAAGTAGAGAATGCTAAAGAGAATGAATTACCAAAACCACGTATTACAAATTATCTTGGAGAATGTTTTTTAAAGATAGCAACACACTTATCATATAAACCTAATTTTGTAAATTATATGTTCCGTGAGGATATGATATCTGATGGTATTGAGAATTGTGTCCAATACATTTATAATTTTGACCCTGCTAAATCTAGAAACCCATTTGCATATTTCACTCAAATTGTTCATTATGCTTTTCTTAGACGTATACAAAAAGAAAAGAAACAATTAGATATTAAAACAAAAATAATTGAAAAAACTGGTTATGATGAAGTTATGACTGTAGATGATAGTGCGATGTCAGGTAGTAGTTCTGATTACAATACAATTAAAGATAATATCGTTTATAAAACAAATAGATGAAGATTGCTATTATAACAGATACCCATTACGGTGCTAGAAAGGGTTCTAAACACATACATGATTATTTTGAACTATTCTATAAGAATGTCTTCTTTCCATCTTTAGAAGAGCATAACATAGACACTGTGATCCATATGGGAGATATATTTGATAGTCGTAAGGCAATTGATCTCCAAAGTTTAGAGTGGGCAAAGAAAGTAGTCTTTGAACCATTGAAGAAGTATAAGGTGCATGCAATTATTGGTAATCATGATTGTTATTACAAAGATACTAATTATGTAAATTCACCAGAATTATTATTAAATAATTATTCAAACATAACAACATATTCAGAACTCGCGGAAATTAATATAGATGGATTGGGTATATTACTAATACCTTGGATTAATTCACAAAACTATGATAATGCAAAGAATGTAATACAAAATTGTAAATCAAAAATTGCTATGGGTCATCTTGAGATGAATGGTTTCCAAGCAACTCGCGGACATGTTATGGAAAATGGTATGGAAGTTAATGTGTTTGATAATTTTACTAGAGTATATTCTGGACACTTTCATACTAGATCTAATGATGGAAAAATATATTACTTAGGTAATCCTTATGAGATGTTTTGGAATGATGTCAATGATCCTAGGGGTTTTCATATATTTGATACAGAGACTTTAACTCATACTCCAATAAATAATCCATATAGACTATTTTATAACATATATTATGAAGATACCCCACATCAGTTATTTGATTTTACAGAGTATGATAATAAAATTGTAAAAGTAATTGTTCGCCAAAAAACGAACAGTAGAAACTTTGAGAGATTTATAGATAAACTTTATTCCTGTGGGGTACAGGATCTCAAGATAGTTGAGAACTTTCAGTTGCAAGAAAATGAAGAATTTGCTATAAGTGAAGAAGAAAATACAATTACCATATTGAATCGTTATGTAGATGAATCTGAAATAGATCTTGATAAGTCTAAAATTAAAGGTATCCTTCAAGATATCTACAAACTAGCTCGCGAGGTAGCAGAATAATGTATATGCTTACTCTTAAAGATCGTACTACAGATGGTGCATACGCTGTTAGCGATAAAAACGGTCAAAAAATACTCATTATGTTTGAGGATAATGATGATGCTGAAAGATATGCTTCATACATGATGAATGATGAAAAGTATGATAATGAAATGGTTGTTGTCGAAGTTGATGATGAAC